TAATGTATTTATAATAACCTCTTTAAATATCTATTATTCAGATAATTAACTCTATAATATAATGTATTTATAATAACCTCTTTAAATATCTATTATTCAGATAATTATGGACAAAATAAAAAATATAAAAAGACATGATTATTCTCGATGCCATGGCTGGAATTTTCGTGTCAGGTGTGATAATGTTTATTATTCAAAACTGTTTTCGGATGGTGTATATGGTGGATCAGATAACGCTCTTAAAGCGGCTGTATCTTACAAAAAAATGTTTTGTAAAGATCACACACCTCGTACAATTTATTATCATACTCGAAATAAAAAATCAAAAACGAATGCTATAGGGTTAAGTATTTGTTGTCAACAACATAACGGATACATAGCGGGAGTGGGATGGATAGCTAGTGTTATGTGTAATGGGAAACAAAAAAAATATTATTATTCAATACTTAAATGGGGATATAATGGTGCTTATCAACTTGCTAGAACAGATCGGATAAACTATACTAAAACAATATCAGTACCAGTAAAGGTTCCACCTCCTCCTAATTGGTTAATTACTTTTTTAAAAGAATATAAACGTTAAAATACTACAAATGTCGGTACCAGCATTAGTATCATTACTATTTTTCGATGTAACGTCACTTGACTATCAACTATATGATTGCAGTGATGAATTATTTAAACGAGCTCGTTTAGTTTTTAAAAATGGGTATCGATTAAGCATTGTTATAGGCCCTTTTTCATATGGTGGTAGAGATGGTTTGTTTGAAATAGCTATTATTACACCAGAAGGTAATATTGATGATTCAGCACTAGATGACGCTGATCAAAGTGGTAGTGGTGTTTTAGGGTATTGTGATGTTAATACTGTAAGATATTATATATCTAAAATTAGTGAGTTGTAATTTAATAATACAGTTGGTAATTATGAGTATTACATGATGTGGCTATTAATTGTAATAATCAACGCTACATACGTGACTGATGTACGTTTTCAAGAATTTACATCTAAAGCTAAATGCGACATAGCTGCTAACACGATTAAATCACAAGTTGAATCTGTTGTTGTTACTTGCATGGAGAAATAATATGATTGTAAAAGTTCAAATATCAATAATAACCTCTGGTAAGTATAGAAGTGCTTTAATTTATAGCAAAGATAGTTCACGTTGTAGTGAAATAGTCGCTTCAGAAGATTTATTAAAATTAATGGGAGATGAATTAAAGAAATACTTTTACGCTACTATTGAAAATGATAAATTTGTATTAGGGAATGAATGTACTCATCAACATTGGTAATGATATTATAATAGTTTATGACCACTAAAATGAACAATTATATAGCTGAATTATCTGATATATTAACTACGAATATGGCTAATTTTTTAGCTGTAACTTATAGAGTGCCTAGTGACTTGTTAGAAGATATATTTTTAAAATCTAACAGTATGGATCAACGCAACTTTAACGTAACTATGAGTTGTTTTATAATGTTTATGATAGAGTCAGAAATTACAGAAGACTATGAACAATTATCAGGTGAATACCTACAGAACCAATTTAGTAAATACTTTCAAGAATTCTTAGCATTTACTGTAATTAAAAAATATTCTAATGTATTAATGTTACATAGGAAAGACCAATGACTTTTCATGTTCCTGAACAATTTCGTGTTAAAACTGGCCCAATGCAATCAAATAAATCAGATGGAAACAATGGTCAGTTTTCAATTATACGACTAAAATTAAAAATTATTTTACATTGTCAAGCATCTGATGGGTATGGATGGGAGCACGTGTCTGTATCAACAAATACAAGATGTCCTCATTGGGATGAAATGTGCATAATTAAAGATTTATTTTGGGATGAAGAAGATTGTGTAGTACAATATCATCCACCGGCATCAAAATATATCAATAACCACCCGTATGTTTTACATATGTGGCGCCCTATTGATCAAGAAATTATTATACCTCCATCCTATTTAGTTTAATACCAAGTGTAACAAAATGTTAAAATTTATAATTGGATTTATAATTGGTGTTTTATTTACGTGGAAATATTGGCCTATTGTAAATAATTTAATACAAGTTATACGGAATATAGTATGTCGCGTATCGCAAGGGGATTGAGCACCCACTGACGTCGTGTCAGCAAAGCACATCCCTAATTGATTCAACACTTCCTGATAATTTCTTATCTTAAACTTGACTGATTTCCTAATATTCCAGGAGTCAAGTTATTGGTTGTGTTGCTTCAAGGCCGCAGCGCGCGGACCTATAAAATTTTTATGCCTTCGTTTCGGATATTAATAGCTGCGTTGATATCTCGGTCGTGATTTGTTTCACAAACTGGACAAATCCAACTTCGATCTTTTGTACCTATCAGTTCTGTGTTTTTATATCCACACGAATTACATATTTTGGAGCTCGCATAATATTGATCTACTTCAACTACTACGCGTCCGAACTTAACGGCCTTATATTTCAAACACCGATAAAATTCACCCCAGGACTGCACCTGAATCTTAGGTGCATAACTTCTATTTTTTTGCATCTGTTTTATTTTAAGTGTTTCGATGCAAATTAATTGATTTAATTTCACGATTTCTGTTGTTAATTCGTGAATAAAATTCTTTTTGATATTATTAATTTTATTTTGACATCTTCTCTTTCTATGTTTTAATTTCTTTTGGCGTTTAGAACCATTTTTAGCTTTCGAGAACTTAGAAGAAAGTTTCTTTAACTTTTTATCAAGTTGTTTAAGCTTTGATGGTAGATTACGCTTATCTCCATTTGAATCAACCACATAATTTTTTATTCCTAAATCTAGTCCAATTTGATTTGAATTTACTTCTAAAATATTACTTATATTTGATTCAAAACAAATTGAAATATAATACCCACCAATTAAGTTCTGAGAAATTGTAGCAGATAAAATACGTGCATCAACTGGTAGATCTCGATGCCACTTAATATTGATATATTTTCCTAATTTTGGGATTTTTAATTGTTTATTTTTAAGAAATACATCTCGATATCTAATTGATTTTTTCGAGTCTATGTTCTTAAATTTTGGCTTACCAATAAGTTCACCTTTTCTTTTTCTAGTGCGTGAATTATAAAAATTACTAAACGCCTGATCTAGATCACGTAATTTATTAGTGCTTGTAGTTCTCGCAGGTATTTTTAAGAATTCAAATCCAGTTGCATTTCGTAGTTGTGTGAATTCTTTTGATATTTCTTCATAACTAACATTTAATTTTCCATTTTTCCAACAACTTTTTTTCTGATCAAGTGCCCAATTCCAAACAAATCTTGCACAACCAAACTCATTTGCTAGTTGTGCTTTCTGGTCATTATCTGGAAAGAATCGATATTGATATGCAAGTGTAATCATATAAATATTATATATTAAAGTTGCTAAAGTTTCAACTATAATATATAATAGTAATAACTTTAATTACTTTAAGAGAATAGTGTTTATATGACAATTCTTGCTCAAAATCAATTGAATACTCAGCCAGCTGCACTGCTCATACTTCGGCAACAAAGCAGCCTGGGGGTCAGCAGACGTCGAGTCTACTTCCAATGAATATATTAAAATATGCCAAAAGTCTTATGAGTGTGGTATAGATTTTTCGGAATGTAACAAACATGCTAATAAACATTTACCTATGATGCCTCATGAAATTGCATACATTAATGAGAAATTAGAATGTATTTTCACTGGTAGGTCAATTATATCAGAGTAAATTCAAATATTTAGTTAAAATATATGTGTCCAGATGATATAGATACAGTATTATTTGCGAAAGATGTTATTATTTGAAATTCTAAAATCGCCTCATTTACTGGTATATTAGATATAACATTTAAATCAATTACTGTAGCGGTTGTATCATTAAATGTATCAGATGTTGCTATAACTAAACCATTTGTAATATCAAATAATCTAACATTTGCTGTTTTAGAACTCATTGAACTCCAACAGACTGCTTTAATGTATGATGGAGGTCCAAATATATTAGATCCTCGATATATAAAACGAGCAACCGATGTATATGATGTGCTAGTTGAAGATCGGTATAATTGTGATGTTGTTCCAAATATAGGAATATCAATAGATCGTTGTGTAAATATCGTTTGCACAGAATGTAAATTAATATTTAAATTACCTGATGTTAAAGCTTCGTCTACTGTAGCTACTTGTTGCCATTGATTAGTATCAGTTGGTTTTATATTTGTAATTCCACCACCAGATGCAACGTACAATACATCTCCTGCGTTGTAACTTATTGTATTTAATACACCTTTTAATATACCAACTGTACATATAATGCCAGCTGTATTTGGATTAATGTCTCCAACAACTATTCCAACAACTGGTAATTTTGACAGTATTGCGCTATCTGCCGGAGCAATATATGCTCTACCGGTTAATGAATCTGTACCAGTAGAATATACTGGAGTGCTAGCTAATATTATACTTGCTGTGTTATTTACAACACTATGAACAATTGCATTTTCGGTGCGGTCTGAGTATGTATTTCTAATATCGTTAGTTGATTTAGGAATATATTGATCAAGAGTATTTTGTGATATTTGAGTAGAATTCCACGCAATATTAGAATACACTGAAGGATCAGTTCCAGTTAATTGTACTGATGCAGTTGGGAAAAATTCTCCAATTATTTTTAAATAATTTGCCATTATGTTATTATCCTATTTTTTATTGTACTTATTAAATTTGTGGTACTCTTACATTAGAGCCAGTCACTCCATCACAATATGTTATAGCTGTACCTCCATAGTTCTGCATTCTTAAATTATTAACACTTGCACTACAATCATAAACATTAGTTGTAGGTAGCCCATTTATGCTTTCTTCAAATATATAATGTGCAACTAATCCTGATACAATATCATCTATACTACCATAACTGTTATATATTGTCAATATTTCATTAGCAGTTAATTGTCTATTATATAAACGTACATCATCAACTTTAACATTAGCTGTTTCATTCCCTGTAACAGGAATTACTTGTGGGTACCCATTAATAAAATTTTGAGTAAATTGTCCATCAACTTGTAATATATTTGTACTTGATGCTCGTAATACACCGTTTATATACATTAAATGAGTTTGATTTGTTCCAGTCCATGTATTACACGCATATACAACATGAAACCAAATATTAGCTGTGGGTGTATATGGCGTAATAGCTCCATTACCTGAAGTCGGACTCGTGCTAACTAAAACTACACCTCCCCATGTCCATAAAAACACGCCATCGCCATTCAATTTTGCTCCAATTTGTAATGCAGTGGTTGGAAGGGTACTAGCATCATATGTACCATCATACATTCCACAAATACTTGATGCTTGAGTTGCTGTCCATACATTAGCATCACCACTTATCCAACACATAAACGTTTGTGCTTGTCTAGCGGTTGTAAGCCCCGGTCCTGGAATATTACTAGAGTGCAAAAATGATAAATTAGCAACCGGATTCGCTCTTGTTAATTGTATTGCCATTAGGTAAACTCATACGTCATTTCAATCATCAACCAATTACCAGTTAAATTAGTACCACTTGTTACACTTGAAGTTCTAGTTATTTCAAGTTGGTATAATGTATTTGCTGTCATTCCTAATGAAGCAAGCGAGATCACTTGCGAATAATAATGATATAATGCATCATTCGGTATTGAAAATGTTGTTAATGCAAGAGGTGAAGACCATGATCCAACCGTAGCAGCATCTGGGATACTTTTTGAGTATAATCTAAGTTGTACAGATCTAACTGCACCACCCGCTGTTTGTGCTCGCCCTTTAAATTTTAGTGTTACATTATTAGCACCAGCTGGTATTGTAAAATAACAGCCGACCCCTTGCTCTGTGGTATCATTAAATTGCCTAACATTAAATGCACCATATGTAGGATCTGAAACCATAGGTGCTAATGCATTTATCACCCAACTTGCATTAATTGGATTATCCATACTACCTGGATAATATGTATAAGATTTTAATATTGCAGTACCACCAGGTATTGATATATTAACTGTCCCGCCAGAACCGGCTGTAGCGACAACTCCTGCACCTGTAAAATTTAAAATACTAAATGGTGTACCAATTACTGCAATACTTTCATCATATACATTAATATTTGTTCCAGATCCAGTTGGACCGGCAGCTCCAGCATTACCTTGAGCTCCTTGCGAGCCAGTTGCAGCTGTCAATCTTATTGCTCCAAATGTAACACCGGCTGGTCTAACTTCACCAGTTCTTGAATCAGATACTTGAAGCTGTAGAGTATCACCAGCAGTCAATATTGCAACAAATGAACACGACATATCTGGGTTATTACTATTAGCGAATGCTGAAACAGTTGTACCTCCGTTCAATACTGTATCAGTATTTTTCCTGACTCTAAATGTTATTGTTCTAGTTCCACCACCACCTACATTTGGAGCATTGTAATATATTAAATACGGACCAGTTTGTCCAACTGATATACTTACACCAGATACCCAATTTAAAATTGCTGAATTATTTAATACATCTGATATATTAAATATTATATCAGTTAATGTAGTTGTCATTGTAACTGGAGCAGTAGTACTAATTTGAATAGCTGCTTGATCACCAATAACTGCACCTGAATTACTTAATGTTAATGTTTCATTCCCAGCAGCAGATTTAACAATAGTTATACCAGTACCTGCTATTAATTTTGGTTGTAAATAATTAGCGGTAGTATCAGTTGCGGATATTTTAACATATTGATCAGAAGCTGAGGCAAATGTATTCCATGAAGATGCATTGCTCCACATTACTTGATTAGTTGTAGTATCATATCGCAATTGAGCAATACCAGCTGCTGGTTGTTGCGCAGTTGTTCCATTTGGTATAACAATAGAACCCGTACCCTGAATTGTAAGAGTGTTAGCGGTATCTAATGTTATAACTTCAATACTATGATCAAAATCCATACTTATTCCTATATGTTTTTAGAATAATGAAGTTTTAACTCCTTCATTATTCTACACTATTAATTTGTTACTTCAACAGTTATAACAGTTGCGACCCATCTGATGGTTTTAGCTGCTTCACCTGTTGCAGTTAATTTTAATGAACCGTTTGTTGTATCAGCAGATAGTGTAACATCCCATCCAGCATTAGTTTCACCAAGAATAACTTTTGAAGGATTTCCAACTAATGTTGTAGATGCAGATGAAGCATCTTTACGAATTACACCTTCATAACTATATCCACTTCCACCACCCACTGCATCTGTTCTACGAGCTGCGATTAATATTTTAAATGTCCATACCGAGTTATTAGATAAAATTAACCTTTGCGTTCCAGTTGCACCATCTAAGAACAATTCAAGTGGTGCAGCATTAGCTGTTATATTACGTAATATATACATTCCAGATTGTGCATCACCAGCACTTGTAAAATTACCGTTTGCGTAAGCTTTTGATCCATATATTGATGCGTTAGTACCAGTTCCAACTGCATATGTACTTGTACCAGATGCACTTGATCCACTTCCAATAGCTACCGCATTTGTACCAGCTGCTAACGGAGTAGTTGGTGAACTTGGATTTTCAATATATAATTTAACTGGTAAATCAGCATACGCTAATGCGCGGAATGATGGTTGACCTGTACTTCCATTAGGTGCAGCAAACACTTTATTAGTTGTTTGTGTTGCTAATGTAATAGTTAATGTACCAGTTGTTGTAACAGGTGAATTAGTTACAGAATAAATTGGTGATGTTGATGCATCAGTAAATCCAACACTCGTAACACCTGTATTATTAATTGAAATTGTACCGGCACCGTTTGTAATTGATACACCAGTACCAGCAGTTAATGTACTTAATGTAAAATTTGTACCATTACCAATATGCAATTGTCCGTTTGTTGGAATTGCAGTTGTTCCTGTACCACCATTAGCAATACCTAATGTACCACCTATAGTTATTGTACCTGATGATGTTATTGGACCACCTGAAGTTGTTAATCCTGTAGTACCACCAGAGACACCAACAGAAGTTACTGTACCAAATTGTGACCAAGTTGTTGCGTTACTCCACATTGGTGAATTAATAGTTGTATCGTATCTAACTAATCCTGCTCCTGCGGCAGGTTGTTGTGCAGATGTACCACTAACAATTGTCATAGAACCTGTACCTGGTAATACGACATTATTTGCAATAGCTAATACAGGAACACCTGCGACACCGTCACCATTTGAAACGGTGATTTGATTAGATGTACCTGTTATAGTACGAGTTGCTACTGTACCAGCACCTGTTCTTGCTACTATTCCAGTTGTTGCTAAAGCTGCATATGCATCCAAATCAGGGTCTGTTGTTAATGTGAGTGATCCAGTTGAAGCACTTACTGTAATAGATGCTTGAGATAATGCTGCAACCGCTAATGAAGTAACACCTGTATTGTTAATTGTAATTGTACCTGCTGTATTTGCAACACTTATTGCTGTACCCCCAGATACTGTTTTATATTCAAGAGCACCAGCAGCATTATTCATACCAATAACTTGATTAGACGTACCATAACCTGATAATCCAGATAATGCAAAATTACTACCAGTCAATGTTATTGGAGTTATTGCTGCATATGTACCTGCTCCAGAAAATTGAGTAAATATAAGATTATCTGTACCAAAAACAATTTGATCATTTGGAGTACCGGTTCCAACAAATGTTTCAACCCAACCAGTCTTACTTTGAGTTGAACCTTCTGTAACGAATATAAATGAACCTGCGTGTACTTCATTATTGATACTATTATCGAAATCAGTTGCACGGGTTAATACCCAGTTAGTAGAACCAGAACCTGCATTAGTTACTGTATACACGCCATTTTGTGTTTGAGTACCTTGATTTTTAATAAGCACACGAGTTCCAATAGCAATTGGTGGACTTACAGGATAACCATCAATGCTAAATGCTGCTTGTGTACCAGAATTTGTTAAAGTGGCATTAACTCCAGCAGATCCGTTATTGTAAGTAGCAGTTAGAGCAGTAGTAGAAGCTGCTTCAACTGCATTATGTATATTTAAACTTGATGCAGTTGCATCAACATATGCTTTTGATGTAGCATCAGAACTTCCTGCTGGAGTTGTTGGTAATCCAGTAATTGTACCACCACCTGACATTGTAATATTTGCACCCGATGTCATTGATCCTCCAGCTAATGGTAAATAAATACCACTTAAACTTGGAATATCAGCAGTTGCTAATACACGAAACGATGGTTGTCCTGTACTTCCATTAGGTGCTACAAATACTTTATTAGCTGTTTGTGTTGCTAATGTAACAGTTAATGTACCATTTGTTGTAATAGGTGAGCCAGATATTGTATAAATTGGTGCTGTTGACGCATCACTAAACGCAACTGAAGTAACCGTACCACCAGTTGATAATGTGTACCAATTAGTTGCATCACTCCATGTTAGTTCATTAATAGTTGAATCGTAACGCAATTGAGCAATACCAGCTGCTGGTTGTTGCGCAGTTGTTCCATTTGGTAAAACTAAAGCACCAGTTCCAGCAATTGTTAGTGAATTTGTTGCACCACCTAATGGAGGTGCAACAGAAGTATCGATTGTTAAAAGCGAGTCGATTTGACCGGTATCATGGTTTGAATTCATAGTAAGTAATCCTTAATAGTTAATATATGTATTTATTCATTGTGCTGTTTAATTTGTTATTTCAACCGTTTCAACGAGAGATAACCATCTTATAGTTGCACCTGTTTGTCCTTTGCATGTTATTTTTAATGATCCGTTTGTAGTATCGGCATATATTTGTATATTCCATTGAGTATTACTTCGAGCTATTGTATTAATAATAGTGTGACCTAATAGTACCACTGAACTAGCACCTGCAACACGATATATAACTCCTTCAAATGAAAACCCAGCATGCCCATCAGATGCATTAGTTTTATGTCCAGTTACAATACCTTTAAATGACCATGTTGAATCATCTGGTAATACTAACCTATCAGATCCACCAGTTCCATCAATAAACATTTCTGTTTCTAACGAATTAACTGTATGAGTTCGTAATAAATACTTACCTGTTTGTGCATCTCCTGTTGATCCAAATCTGCCGCTTGCTTGTACAACTCCACCGGGTAGTCGAGCTAATGATTGATTACCAATAGCAATAGCATTAACAGCTGTTGTATCAGTTTGTGCACCTGCACCTAATGTAAGTGAATTAATAGCAAGTGGGGTTGAAGCAGTAGGATTATTTATAAATTCATGATATAACTTAGGTGTGGCTACATTTATAGTTAACGTTTCACTACCCAGATCGTACGAATTAACTAACGTTATTCCAGTTCCTGCGAGTAATTTTGTTTGTAAATAATTTGAATAATTATCAGTTGCAGATATTCTTATAAATTGATCATTATTAGAGGCACCTAGTTGAATCCAATCAATATTATTTGGCCCAAATTTAACATATACTGCACCAGCTGTACTTGCGCTATATCGTAAATATAATGAACCTTGGGGAGCTTCAAACCCAACACCTATAGTTGGATCTATAATGCCAGATGTGATAAGATTAACATCATTGACAGAAATAATATCTGTTGTAAATCCGTAGTCAATGTTTCCCATGCTTAATCCTATGTTATAAGTTTTATTATATATTTATATTTAGTTAAATATATGGAACAATAAAAAAGGCGGAAGTACCACCTTTCTTATTAATTTGTAAAGTAAAACTTAGAATGCTGAATAACCGATACGCTTTACAACAATATCTAAATTGTTTGTTGCTTTAACACGTAATCTAATTGAACCGGCATTGATATCTGATGAAATAACTAATCCAGCAATAGCTGAGCCAATTTTTAACACACCATAACGTGTAAAATCAACAGTTGTGCCATTAGTTAACGCATGAATTTCAGATGCTTGTCTATTTGCAGGAGTACTAGTTTCACGTACTTGAATTAGCCATTTAACTTCAGTTGCAGCTGATGTATCAATCGTGTCAACAGTAACAGGTGTCACAGTAACATTGACATTAGTTAAGTTGATTGTATCCCCTTGTGCATACAAACTACCAACCGCAATGTCCAATTTTTCAATACTTGCAGCAGTACTTTCACCGTCAATAACAACATTGTTTTGTGTATATGATTTATCACCAATTGCATTATTTAGTTCATTTAACGCATCTGTTACAGTTAATGCACCACCAGCTTGTGTTAAATTATCAGATAACGCATATAGTGTACCAACATTATCTGCCACATCATTTGTAATCTCACCATCACCATTAACAGCATCTAATGCACCAATTGCTGTTTCTAACGTAGAACTTTGTGTAATTACATTTGTTGATGAATAAGTAGGATTTTCTGCTCCAGGGCCAGTTTTACCAATATAATCACGTATAAAACTTAACTCAGCCTGTGAAGCTGCACCCCCAAATTGCACCCAATTCGTTCCATCAAATACCCATTGGGTCTCAGCTTTTGAACCAACTTGAACTAATACTGCATCACCATCAGATTCCTGGTTTACATCTTCTGTCCAAGTTGTACCATCCCAAATATATACGTTATTTTCACCAGCCGCTGTAACATTTGCAAATAAAACTCTATCTCCTGCATTTAACGGAACACTATCAATTGTTCCACTAGTTGGAAACGCTGCAACATTAGCATATACTGTTGTATCTATAACTCGAACTGGTGCTCTCCAACTAAGACCTTGTGCAACAGCATCTACATAATCTTTACTTGCTGACTGACGCCAATCAGCTGCGCTGTTGTTTACTGTAGTCCATTTATAAAACAACTGCAAATGATTAGTTTCCGCACCTGTCATTAAATAAATACTACCGCGTGGTGCAGCGTCTTGTTCCCCACTATCTCCACCAGGTACACCAGCACCTTGCAAAATATTAGCATTACTGCTTAAATCTTCCGCTTGAAGGTCAATCCCTCCAACTAATCTAAATAAATCTAACATATATTTTCTCCTTGGTTAATTTATACTAATATTTATATACTGATGGTATTTTTTTTTGAAAAATAAAAATAACTATTTTCATCTCCATTTACAGGTGTTACATTCCATACATCCCGTACAGCTGTTGTAAATAATTTACCTATCTTTTTAAACATTGTATTAGGGCAAACAAATATCATAGATGTTGGATTTATTAATGTTTCGAAATGTTGTGTTACTTCAACAATAGTAGCAAATTCTGTTAACCCACTATCTTTTGATATAGTCCACCCAGTTTCATGTGTTGATTCATCGTGCATATCAACAACTATTTTCCATGTATCTTCGGGTATCGTAATTTTTGTTTGATTAGTAAATAATTCTTTAATATTATTATTAAAATTGTCAGGGGACTTACTAAATATAATTGTGTATAGACTAGCTCCTACATTATAAAATGTAGTAATTTGATTATTTTTTTGATGCCATGATATATTACTTAAATTTATTGCCATTGTTTATTACCTCAATTGTTGTATAATATTTTTTATATTAATGTATTAATTCTAACTGTATTCACGTGTAATGTTGAACCACTATTATTTGTAAGTATCAATTCAACATTTGGTCCATTTAATATTACATTAATTAAAACATGAATTCTATCACCTACATCTCCAAAAATATTATGCATTACACTTATACCATTTCTATGAATTGCTGAAACTTCTAAGAATCTAGCTTTATTATTTGTTACGTCAATTATAGTTACTAACCATTTCATTGAATAAGCTAATGTATAACTTATTGTATCAATAATATCACCACCGGTATCATTATCTAATATAATCACATTAGGTGTACTAACAATTGGACCTGTAGTTTGTGGGTATATTTGAGTGGTTAAGACGAATGCCATAATTTTATTCCAGTGAACACGATTTAATTCATTATTTATAATTATATTTAGGGTAAATATTAAATAACAATTTTAAAAAATCTATAAATAATAACATTATGATACAAATAAACAAACAATTGGAGTCATTATAGATGATTATAAGCTCGTTTTTTACTAGCAACGGATTGCCTACTACTGGGTTGACTCCTACCATCAAAGTATGGAAGCTAGACGTTGCATCAAACACATTAATAGTTAACAATGACTCAGTCGAAGAAGTAGGAGACGGGTTTTATAAGTATAACTTTACAGCATATGATGATACAAAAAATTATACAGCGATAGTTGACGCTGGAATAGGGATGACTAGTTGGGGTAGATACAGTGTTGCTGCTTTACCATCTGCAACTGATGCATTATTTACAATTGATAATACCAACATTCAACAAATTGTTGATGGGGTATGGGATGCAACAGCTGGTGATTATACATCTCTTGGAACATTTGGGTTACTTGTTAATGAAACCAACGCAGATGCTAAACAAGCTCATATTAATACAAATACATGTCTAACTTTATTAGATATTTTAGTGAAATATGAACATAATAGAACAAAAGTTGATAAAGTTGCAATGACACTAACTGTATATCAAAATGATGGCGTAACTCCACTTACTGTTTTTGATCTTAAAGATTCAACAGGTGCACCAAGTGTAACTGAGGTTTGTGAAAGATTACCTAGACCTTAATTATGTTCGATTCAATGAACGGCATTATTACTGGTGGATTAGGAGTTGGACTACCAGCTTGTTGTAATTTAATAACTATGAGATTTCATCTTGGTAAAAGATGTCATATAGATGTTATTCCACCGGTTATACCTCCGGTACATATACAAGAACCAGGTGGTGGGTCATATCCAATGGCTCCAGGATCAGCCAAAAATATTTTCCAGCCGGTTGGACAACCTAGAATTCCAATTGGAGCGAATCCACCGTTTTATGTACCAGTTAGTGATAAATTGGGTGATAAAGCCGGGCAGTTTAAATTTACTGTTGTATGGGATAATAAAGAGGTTATAAAAGATTATGTATTACCTAATAGATCTGGGCGCATAGTTATTAATTTATTACAAATAACTGATGTTACCAGAGATAAAATAAAAATAATGAGTACTAACATCAGGAAAATTACTAACAATATTAAATTAATTTTCCATAAATACACTAAAATAAAGTAAAGGAACTATTATGGGTGACAATGTTTTAAGTTTAAACAAACACAAAGAAAATGTTTATTCTTTCAAAATAACTGCGGAAGGTATAAGTACAGCTGAACTTACTGTATACTTTTATATAAACACTTCTAATATGCGTTTAATGTTTAAGTGTAATAAAGTGGAAAATGATGAGTATACATGTACTATTCCCATTTTAGAATTTATTAAGAAAACCGCGTATAATTGTGGTTTATTTGTTCAAACAAATGATGGGTATTTTTTCGAACCATTTAAAGGTTCAATCAATGTAACAAGTGGAGTAACAGTAACTGGTCAACCTAGTGGTAACATCGCTAAAGAGATTAAAAATGCTGTTAGTTCTGAACCTTCACAAGCTACTAAAAAACCAGCAGAACTTAATACAACAATTATTCCTAAATTAACTCCGGTTCCTAAACCAGCTACAGAAACTAAACCAACCCCGGAAACTAAACCAGTTACTGATACCAAACCGGAAACTAGATCAACTCCATTTGTTAAAGATCTTGATATCGATAAAATTATTTCACAAATGGATAAGATTGAAGATAAAATTGAAAAAATAGATACAACAACTATTAAATCTAAAAAAGATCTTGATATTGAACGAATTTTATCTCAAATGGATAAAATTGAAGGTGAAATTGACAAAGTTGAAAAGAAAGAAGATAAAAAGGAAGATAAGGAAGTAAAACCGGAGCCTAAAAAAGAAGAAAAACCTGTAAAAGAAATGACTGTAGCTAATAAAAATGAACAATCAGTATCAGCAATTTTAACAGAGTTAGGAATTACTGTTAAAAAACCAAAAGGTATAAGAATGCCTGCTAGTATTAAATCAAAAATGAAATAAGATGCGGGGTTTGCAGAATTCACAAAATTTTAAACTTAAACAATTCATAACCAAATTTATACAATATTATAATTGTAAATTGAGTATAAAATCAACACATTTCTCGTATCTTATCAATAACTTACATATTTATTTTTTTTAAAATAACATTTTAAAAATAAAAAAAATAATATTAATTATTTTTTAGATATATAATATTATTGATTATGCGAATAATTAATTACGTGGGGATACAAAAACATTAACAAACTAACAACTTATATAGGATTTACAAATATGAAAACACAAATTAGCTATACTCATACTAAATATGGGAAATGGGGAATAGCTATAATATTAATATTAAGCATAGGCTTTCCAATAACTGGATTAACAATTCCACCTTCTAATCCGTCGCAATTCGATGTTACAGGAACTATACAGTCAGCTACATTAGATCCAACATGTTCTACAAATGTTACATGTGGGGGAACAATTGTAGTTAATAATCAATTAATAATAGTACCCAAAAATACCATACTACAAATGCCAGCGACTGCTATTACTTGGCAACAATTATATACAAAAGCTCCAAGTCCATATGGACCTACACAAACTGGATTAGCATTATCTGATAACCCATCACCTCGTGTTACTTTTGAAGCTCATATTGTTGGTAATCGAAATAATGATCAATATATTGCAGGTCTTATATTTTTATCCCAATCATCATTACAATCAGGACAAGGGTTTATTAATTTTATAAATTATACTACTGGAGAGTTACAAGTTGGTGGTACTATAGGAGATTCAGCAACTGGTGAACGTGTTAAAATAAATGATCCAATTGGAAGATTTGGTCGTATTTGGACACCTGATTCTCGTTTTACAATTGATGAAGATAATCCAACAATTCGAAGTGAAACTGGATATCCCATGTGTATTCCCCGTGCTGCACCCGGTGTCCCAGAAACAGATACATTATGTCCACAAACTAACAGACCATTAGATGCGGCTTCTCCATCTGGCTTTGCAATGATATTTACGATGCCTGCATTAGTAAATGTCAATATAAATACACCAAATCCATCGGTAATGACTCCATTTGAGATTGGTGATTATGTTTCATATTCTGGCATATTATTAAATAATGGAGCTAATGATTATATTGCTGCTTATCAGGTAATTGCTAATGTTGGATTATTTACAACACCTGGAACAGATCCTGCATATGTGGCTACTGATGTTATGTTATTAGGAGTTGGTGGAATAACAGTAGCAGGGGGAATTGAAGCTACTGCACGTACAAGATTTGAAGGATTTACAACAGATCCAAGTAGAAATATATTATTATACGCGGTTGATGTCGATCCATGTACTGGAGCAAATCTTAATTCTTTAAGAAGTTGGGGTTCTATGAATGTAGATCAAGGTCCTCCTACTGGTGCAGTTCGTGGTAGGTGGAGATTTCGTCCACCTTCAACAGTATTAACATCACCCCCTGCTGGAACATTTCTTCCTGCTACACGTGAAATGATAGCCGCTCTTGAAACATCACCAGGTTCAGGAATACCATCAATACCATTTGTAACTTTGAATAATTTATCGGCTGGAAAATATCAAGCACCTATTTTTGAGTTTTTATTTCCTGAAAATGCAAATGTAGGTACACCTATAGTACCTAATAATTTTGAAGATATGCCGTTCTTGGCATTTGGATCTGGTCCATTAAACGGAGTAGGTACTATAGTATCTCAATTGGATCCATGGCCACTTGGATTTACGGTGGCTCCTACACCTAAAAATTGCACTATAAGTACTGTTACTGCTAATGCAGGGGCTGTGCAAACAGTAATTTCAGGTGCAGCAGTTACTTTAGCAGGATCTGCAATAGATACAGCTAACGCACCACCGTTTACATTTACGTGGACACAAGCTACATCTGATACGGTGAAAGTAGTATTAACACAAAATACATCAACTGGAGTTGCAACATTTACTGCGCCAACTATTAACTTTGGTCAAGCAGCAGTTGTATTACATTTTAGTCTTATTGCTACAAATAATAATGGTGTAACTTCAGCTCCATCTAACACAACTGTAACAGTTAACCCTGTGGCAGCTGATGTAGTTGGTATTAGCTTAGTTGAATATCGTACAACTAAACTACGATTAACTATTAATGCTAGTTCATCTGCACCTACTGCAATATTAACAGCTACAATGTTTGATGGAAGCGGTGTAGCTCAAGGGTCTGCTACAATGACACTTGCAGGTGGAATATATACTGCAGTATTTGTTGGTGTTGCACAACCAGCTACAGTCAAAGTAACTTCTGACCATGGTGGTATAGCATCATCTCCAATCACTAAATTGAGAACTTAATGATATAACAATAAAAAGGGGATTAAATCCCCTTTTTATTGTTTAAAATAATTTATTAACTTTTAGAAATTTTAATACCTTTATCAATCTTAGTACCAATCATAACCACTTTTTTAGTCTTATAAACACATGTAGCTCCAATCGGTGCACCTTTTAATGTTTGTTCAATTTCAACTTTAATTTCCTGAGCTGATGATTTATCTGTTTCAATTGTATATATTGGTGATTCATTTAATTCTTTTAATTTCATCGTATAACTCTCATTATTCTTAATTTATCACGTAACGCTAAAATGTGTTTGCAAGATCCTAATACATCCATTGGGTTAACAGACGGTCTATTTGTCTTAGCAATATATTGTGGTGGCGGGTTTCCTACCAAACTTTTATTCTTAAAATGTTGTTGTGCAAATCTAAATCTGAAATCTGCACATGTACAATCGACTTTGACTTGATCTTGCATTATTAATATTGGTGTAATATTGTGATCTTCATTATCGGTTCCATGTACAACAACAGTTCGTTGATCAGGTTCTTCTTGAAATTGTACATTATCAAATACCATACTTGTATTATAATTATGTCCGTTACTTTGAGTTTCAGCAAGTACTTGTAATGTGGTAGAGGGTATATATGGTATAAATTTTATATTTTGTACATTTACTGTATTAACTATATGTTGTCTTTTTTGAGTAGCTGGAAACCCTCTTGTATTATTAGCATCAATTTGTGGTAATGTTATTTCATTTAAGTAGTCTTTTAATGGTTTCATATGTATTCCCTAAAGTATACATATATTTATAATTAAGCTTATATTAGTTCAAAGTCACCATAAACATCTTCACACATTTCTTTAACCTGGTCATTATCAAATATTACTGTTGTACGGTAACCCATTGTTTTACCTTATATTATATGAATTACATCAAATTCATTATATGATGGGTATTGTATATTTGCATATTGTTTTTTAACTATATTCATATCAACAATTTTATCAGTTCGTGCATTTTGTCGCTGTTCTAAGATTTTTAATGATGATGTTAAATAAACTGCATGTGTAACTATATCGTTGTTTCGAGCCACATCGAGAAAAAATCTACGATGTTTTGTAAATAGGTTAGTACCATCAATGATAATCATTTTTACAGAACTTTTTACTAAATTTACGTACTCTCTTTGCCATCTACCATTGAATTTTGGATCAGATAATGCAGCTTCATGTACATAGTCATATTGCTCATTTGGGTTCATAATTAATAAATCAGAATACCAATCAAGTCTAAGTTTATCCAAAGAAAATACAGCAATTACATCAGGTGTACAGTCGTTAACTAATTTATTTGTTATAGTAGATTTACCTACTCCAGATGGTCCAATAATCATATGTACATGTCTATCACCGATTATAACATCAGGTGAACCTTCATAGTTTGTATATGCATTCAACCATGTTTGTTGTCTAATACCTTGTGCTTCTGCGTTGTCGTTTATACGACCTCTACCATCAGCAAGTAACACATTAGTAAATGTATTTTCACCTATTGATTTTCCTGTTTTGTAAATACATTCAAGTTTATATTTATTTTTAATATCATACGGTAGATGATGTTCTATCATCCAACCAATATTATAAATACTTTGAAAATTAAAACAGGGGAAAAAATAAATCAATATTCCATAATGTTCAACTGCCCAATTTTCCCAAATTCTAGCTGAAATAAGCTCGTGACCTGGATAACTATGATAGTGTCCTCGTTCTTCTGAAAATTTATTTACTTCAGCTGCTGGTTTACCAACATCATGAAATAAACACGCAAATGCACCTTCTAAATCACACAACTTCCATTTATGTGTAGTTAAGTCAAAATATTCATTTAATACCATATATGTATGTACTAATACATTTGCTTCACGATGATGCATACTACCTTCTATAGTACATTTCATTTTATAAAATATATCGCTACTTTGCATAAGATGATATGCAAGTAATTTAAATTTATTATTCATTATTCATTATTCTCTTTAATTAATGATTAATTATAATATATAATTACATATTAATCAACCTAAAAATGGGTAATCACCCCATGGATCAAAAGAATTTGGATCATTTACGTCATGAAATTTTCCAATTTTATAATGCGCATATTTCGACTCATAAAAACCACCTCCAATTACCATAGGAGTAGGTGCATCATCTATAGTAGGTTTACTACTTGAATCGAACTCATTAATCAAACCTGTGTTATACAACACTTCATACACATTATCCTCATACTGCACTAATTCATCCAATATACGCACAACAATTAACATAGATGCAATACAATCATCTGTTGCACCTCTACGAGCACCATAACTACCAGCTTGCCTAACAAAATCTTTCATTTCAATGATAGCATGTTTAGATTTAACTTTTATTCTACCACCTTCAAATAAATTCTTAAAATTTATACAAGCTTTTGATTTCGATTTACCGCTAGTATTCATACCGGCTCGGTTTTTACCTTCTTCTGATATAAATTCTCCATATTCAGGAGAATCATCATCTGTTTGGTAAATACCTATAAACCCTTCTCCAACACCATTATTTTCAACACTAAAATATATATTTGTAATTTTAGCAAATATCATTTTCTTAATCATATACTTAAATGTGGTATAAACAATAGCTGATGAAGTTGTATTTGATCTAAATTCAGCTACTTGTTCTAAATCTGGAAATGAAAAAACACTCATAACTGTATAATCATTTTCAGAACCAGTAGCAGGGTCTATACCAATAATATACGATTTATTAGGGTCAAGTGTATCGAACCAAACAATTCCTCTTGCATCTGGTTCAGGAGGTTGTTCAATTGGATATGTAGCTAAGTATAATGAATTAATTAATAGTGGATCTGAGGAAATAAATTGACAATTGTGACTTAATATTCCATTTGCAAAAAATGTATGTGATGGTATTTCGATAATATCATACACTTCTGTTAATTCATCAAGCTCAATATCAATTACTGTTTTATTTTTAATTCCAGACAAAATAATACCTGGTGTAATATTTTTGACAAATATTTCTGTATTATCCTCCAAGAAAAATATATGTGAATCAGTGGCTTTTATATTTGTATTATCATTAAATGTAAGTTTATAGGTTTGAGATACTCCCATATATGCAACACCCGCAAATGTTTCGTATCCATTTGGTGTTTTTATTTTCCAATTATTAATATTGTGATTTAGTTTCATATTTACATCCTTTTGATAAATTTTCTCTCCATGGTAACATTTGTAAATTTTCTACTGCTGCAATTTCATGTAGGACAATATTATTTAAAAATCCGGATATATTATTTCAAAAAAATCTTGATAACTTTCAAATCCGTTAGCTCTAAGATGTCTTAAAAATCCACCATTTGCTCTACAATATGTATTATTATCAATTGGTGAAATAACATACGGTTGTGCTAATTGTTCATGTATATTCATTTTCTGCAAGCTCCATGTATAAATCTTTAATAGAAATATCTCGAACATTTCCGAGATCATCAATTATATTTATCATAGTTTCACTTTGCAAGCATTCATATTCCTGGGACCATTTAGTAATCCCAATTTTACCAATTTGTTCTTGCTTAAATGCTTCATCTCTACCAGGTGGTTCATCCCATTGAATTTCAACTGGTGTAAAACCATTAATACCTGCAAGTGCACCTCTCCATAATTGTGCGTAAAGATTGTGATCTCCATTTGGAGTAGACGCAATAAGAGCTTTACCTCCTGTTGCTAATGTAGGTGAAATTGCAGTCCAAAATAATTCAGCAACATTTGGGTCCACGTGGCCGAATTCATCCCCGAAAAGAAGAGATATTGCTAATCCTCGACCTGATTGTGTAGTTGTCGCTTCTGAATCGATTTTTGAGCCATTACTAAACCATTTTGAATGCATATTCCAATGTTCTGAATCAATGGATGGTTTTAACCAATGCGGTAAATGTTCATACATGAATTCAATACGAGTTATCATTTCCATTGAACCAGCATTTCTATTTGATACAATTAATATATGTTTATTATCATGAAATATAGCAAACCAAAGTAAAAATGCACTCGCTGTTGTCGATTTCCCTGTTTGTCGAGGTGATTTCACTATAACATTAGAAGCAGTATGATAATTATGAATAAGATTACGTTGATATCCATGTAATTTAAATGATACTACTCCCAATACTGGATGTACAATCTTACAATAATTATCAATAAAATAAATAGGGTCAGTTGCACAACGAACTAATTCATGCATCTGTTCTGCGGTATATTCATCTAATACACCTGATTTTTTTAAATATGGGTTTCTCTTTGCCATTTATAATTTCCTTTTATATTTCACCTGGGCTTAAATACTCCCTGTGCACTTGATCTCCATTATCAGCTTAAGGATTTGCTACCGTTTCATCATTATTCTTAATAACTCATCTCGATCCATTATTAAATTATTATTTGTAATATTTGTATCAGTTGATTTAACAGTTTTTATTTTTTCTTTTTGTTGTTTTAGATTTGCTTTTTCTTTGGCTGCAGCGAGAGCTGTATTTAAAAACCCATTTGCAACTTCCATATTACGAGCTTGACATCGAGGATCTGCTCCCATACTAACTGTACTTGCTTGTGCTGCATACGCTAATAACGCTGTGTTGTATATATTTTCATATTGGTTTTCAATTTCAACATCTTTTTCATCGTATAACTTTTCATCAACTATTTCAGATTCAACTTGCATAACATCAATAATAGTTGTACCAGTTTCAATCCCAAATACCTTCTCTAATGGATGTTCTATTACTTGCTCAACAGTAGTTGTATGTATCATGATAACTCGCTTAACACGTTGTTTTTATGTACTATTTATATTTAAAAAATAAGGGGGAAATATATTAAAAAAAGAGTTGCACTTTGGAGCGTTATGATATAAAATCCTTTGTGACACGAAGGGGGAAAGATCTATACTATATAATATTAATATTATATTAATATAGTATTACTGTTGGCTTTTCTACAAAAATGTACTTATCCAAACATTTGTTTTTCAGTTAATAACCGAAAAGTTAATCCATGTTTTTTACAAAATAATGTACAAGATAACCATTTCGCTTTATTAATCGCGAATTGAATATCTTCATATATTTTTGAACGCCTATTGTGAGATTTTGATACAATAGTTTGTTTATGAGGTTTAACTTCAATAATTTCTTTATGTAATACATTATTTTTATCAATATATTCTACATAATAATCGGGATAATATTTGTGAATCTGTTTATCAGTTGGTTTAAGATATGGTATTGCAATAGGTTCAGAAGCCCATTTTAAAACTTTTGGATTATTATCTAAAAATAGATGTAGATTTAATTCCCAACTTGATCGAAATATGATTTTAGTTGAATCGCCTATGTATTTTTCTTTATTCTTAGGTGTATAATACCCTTGAGTAAATCCAGCCACAATTTTATTATCCGTAATTCATTGCGCCAACATCCTGCATATCTCTCATAAATGAATTTGCAGATGCTTTCGGTGCAGAAGTTGGAATAACGGCACCGGCTGCCATTTCTGATAACGATGGCATTATTTTAGGTGATGTACTACTTATATAATTTGTATTATTAATTATATTATTAGCAGAAGTTGACATTGTTGCAACTTGTGCATTTGCTAATCCTGCATCAATAACATTACCTGGTATAATACCAGAAGCTGCAGGCATAAATTTAGCATCAGTAATTTGAGGAATATTGGTACCTGGTGCTACAAATCTTGTACCCTCACTGATAATTCTAAAAGAATTATTACCTGATTGATTTGGAGATGCAGAATCTAAATATGTCAAATCTTTTATCGGTTTAGACTCAAATACTCCACCTTTAGAATCATTTGTACCTAAATCAACTGGATGTTGATTTTCCATAAGATCGAGTAATCCAAGTGGTTGTCCAGGTACTTTTGCTTTAACACCAACTTGTACATCAAAACCGTCATAAGCCATATTAATATTTATTGAACTACCTTCAGTACCTGCACTCATATCCCAATCACCTAAAGTAACTTCAAGTATTTTTGGTTTATGAAATGTATAAACATCCATTGTTGCATTAAAATTATATAAATGACTTACTGTTATGGTATTAATAACATTAAAATTGTCGTGTCGTGTTTGTAATCCATAAGAACTAGATGCACGTAAATAATTCATACTATTTGACTCATAACTATCTGCATTTGTTGTATTAAATATCGGGCTAACTTTTCTCAGATATCCTACTACGAATTTCATCGCTTCACTTTGTATATCGTCATGTATTTCAAAATTAAATGGTTTATAAACTGTTCTTTTTGGAACCATAGATCGAAAATTATAAAAATTAACTTCATCATGCTCAATTGTAATTGTAGGGCGTTCAAATTTCTTAATTAAAAATGTAAAACTGTTGTTTATAGTTTTATATTCATCTACAAATTGAATATTAACAATATATAAAAATTTGAATTTTGGGGTATAATTTGCTTTACCATAATCTAACACAGATGCATAAGATTTTTCACTTACAATACTACTTCCAGCTGCCGCATTTGTACCGATTGCGCCTAGACCTTGTCCTTGTCCTGGACCTAATGCACCAAGAACTGCGTTAGATACAAAATTTGGTACACCTAAATTATTAAGTGACCCACTCGTTAATGATGTTAACGTATTTGTCAATCCATTCATACCACTAGCAATACTACCAGTAATACCAGGATCATTACTTAATATTTTATTAACATTATAATTACCAAACCCAGGTAAATTATTTAATGTTAAATTTCCATCAATAATATGTTCAAATACTGTAGCTGCTGAATATAAACCAGATTGTACTACATTTTGTAATATTCCACCAACATAAGGTATATTTTGTAAATTTACCCCAATACTATTCATAATACTATTAGTACCTTGAGACATAGCCATTCCAAGCCCTTGTCTTACAGCTTGATTATACGTACCTATAGTTTGAGAAACACCAGTATTTACTACACCTTGAAGCCCAGCTTGGGTCGCTGCACCCGTGGCATCAAAGACACCACCGAGTAGAGACGACCCATAAGACGTTACAGTATCACTTATAGCCATAAACTTTAAATACTACCGCCACCTAATGCATTACCTTGACCAGTTGTATATGCCATAATATCTTGATGCGCATGATCAAATCTTACTGAAAGATCGATAGTCACTTTTTCACCATCTGAATAATCTAAATCTGTAAAATTAGCACTTTTAATCCAACAACCCTCAAGATGCCATACTTCAAGTATATTAATACCACCGTCAAGCATTTCAATTCTCGTTCCGAATTTATATTTTGATGCTTCAGGAGCTGTAGCTAACCAAGGTCCTGAACCAGGTGCAATTAATAATTGTTGCTTTTCAAGTTGATCTCTAACAACACTTGTTGCACCGCTGGTAACATCATCTTCAACAGTCATCGTACATTCAGACCACTTATGTTTAGTTGCAATAAATGCAATTGTGTTATAACGATGTATTTCAACTTCATCAAAATCTAATTGTGGTCTTGACACTTTAACTGCTTGCATTGTAAGGTCACGTGAATCTGCCAATCCACCACCAATTTGTACAAAGGTTACACGCCATCTGTTTTTCAACTTAGGTTGTAATATACCTCTGTAGTTTGATGCAATACCCATATCTGTAATTGTAGCCATATATAATATCCTCTGTATATAGTATTAATACTGTTTTAAGATATTTATACAAAATGATGGAAATGTATGGATTTTTTAATAAATTAGATTTGATTTTAAAAGCGAATCATTATATAATCATCATTCGAACGCGGAGCGGAGCCCCAAGTTGCTTTGTGACGACCAACGGGAGTAGTGCAACTGGCTGGGCATCCAATTGATTTGAATTGCGCAAGTTCAAAAGCAGTGGATAAATATTATAGGAGCAGCCACAATATATTCTATGATTAATATTTCACACAAAATTTATCCAACAAAGAAACAAGAAGAAGTACTTAATGACTTCTTGTGGAGTGCTATTGGGATTGAGAATTGGGTAATTAATCAAATCAAGTACGAGCTTGATGAGAATTGGTTTGCATATATGTTTATGTCTGACCTACAACTACGAAGTATATTATCTAAAAAAATAATAGGACATAGCAAGAAATGTGGAATTCCAAGTGCTCTAATTAATTGTTGTATTCAAGCGGTGTTGACCAGTTTTAAGAAACACGGGATTCACAAATTGCATTATAAAAATTGTAGACAAAAGAAGTCTTTTTATTTTGCAGGTGATATAAAATTTGATAAATCAGGTAGATTAAAAATTCCTGGATTAAAGACAACTCTGAAGATTAGTGAACCAGGTAAATTCACGGGCAAATTAAAAAAATGCACATTAATCAAGAAATTTGATTGTTGGTATGTGAGTTGCTGTTATGACCAAAACAGAGACAAAATAGAAATAACAGATGGAAAAGAAGCAGGAATTGATCCTGGATTAAAAACAAGTTTAACATTAAGCGATGGAGTACAGATTGATTTTCCAAAATTTTATCAAGACGCAGAGAAAAAAATTGGTAATTTGCAGAGAAAATCAAAGAACTCGAAAAAATTAAAATATCTACAAAGAAAAATAACAAATCAAAGAATTGATCACCACCATAAATTGACAACTGGAATAGCTAAAATATATGCAAAAATATATTGGTCAGATGATAATTTTAAGGGATTAATTCAAAAATATGGAAAGCAGTATGCCAATTTAGCACTTGGTAAAATACGAGAACTACTAAAGCACAAATTAGCGTCAAGAATTGATGGATTTGGAGAATTAGTTCTGGTAAGTAACAGAAATTCCACCAAGACCTGTTCAAATTGCGGAGACCTAACTGGTCCGAGTGGATTTGACGGGCTTGCAGTAAGACAGTGGAGTTGTAGTTGTGGAGCTACGCATGATCGCGACATAAATGCCGCGATTAATACTCTATTGTTGGGCAAAGGCATTGCCTCTGAGAAAAGAAATCACATAACTCGCACTGTCGAAGAACTTGACTGTTGTGCATGAGCACAGCGAATCAAGAACAACAGTGCGCAATGAATGCCGGGTTAACATTATTGATAATACATAATGGGTGGATAATATGACAGCAGAAGAACAAATACAAGCAGAACAAAAACGTACATATGATAATATGAGTTACGCTGAGCGTAAAATCGTTACTCGCACTGTCGAAGAACTTGACTGTTGTGCATGAGCACAGCGAATCAAGAACAACAGTGCGCAATGAATGCTGGTATGAATCAAATCAGTTGTTAAATTTATTTTTAAATAAGTTATAGTTATGATTACTTGGGATGCAGCAAAAAAACTAGCTGCAATAAAAGTGCCACTACCTCCACCAATGCCAGATATAATACCAGTATACTATGCGTATAAAGGTGATAATTGGACACAGTTTGATGATTATAAAAAAGCTAGATTGTGTTCTAATTTAATCATTCCACGCTGTGCAAATCAACTTGAACGAGACACAGTCAGAAAATGTCAAGAGTTGTTTAATAATGAAACGATGAATGTATGGCTAGATCATTTAAAAAAAGAATACAATATGCTTATAATGTATGGTATATTTGATACTGTGTATCATAAAGCTTATGAACAAGGGCATTCATATGGTATGGATGGAGTTGCATCTCAAATGGATGCATTAAATGTTTTTCTAATGGACGATGTACTACCAAAATACACATTATACATAAAACAATGTATGTTCCCACAAAATTAAGCGCCTGTTAAAGGCGCTTAATTCTATACAATATTATATAGTTATTAACCAGCATTATTACCAGTTAATTTAGCTCCAGTATTAACTATTCTAATAGGTACATAAATAAA